GAGATTCTTTCTTCTGCTTCTTCTGCTGCAGCCTTACTAAACGTAATATATATTATTTTTTGTGGGTCAGTATTATACTCATTTAATTCTTTTTTTAAATAGTGGTTTACTAGTCTGTATGTTTTACCTGTTCCGGGTGGTCCCATTATTTTTTTTACTATAGCCATGGTGATTTTTCTATTTTAGTTGTTCTTGGATTTGGTCTTTCTAATTTAATGGTAGGCATCTTTAACAATCTAATTGTTTTTGTGCCAACTTTAGGTGATGTTTCTTCTGCTTCAAATAAAGATTGCAATAGTCTTACTGTCTTTTGTTTAGGGTAAGTTCTTTCTGCCCACGATTTAGTCTTTAATAAATACTTCCAAAAATCTTTAAATTTAAAATAAGTAAAACCATCGGTATCTGTAAAAGCAATACCTCTCATAACATCTTTTAATTCTTTACCTGGGGTTTTATTTATATAGTCTGCTAGTATTTCTTTTAGCTGCACATCTAGTTTAGATGATGCTGGCGCAGGAATAGTTTCTAAATTAGCAAATAATTTTATAAGTAGCCTTCGCCACATATGTTTTGGTACAGGCATCATTGGTTTGCCTATTTGATTCATACACGCCAAAGAAAACTTTTCTGGATCGTGTAGTGTTGCATCATCTACTTCAACACTTTCACCATCAATAGATGCAAAGTATATTGGTGGATCAGAATCATACTTTCTAATCTCTGTAATTTCTGGTGTAGGAGCATTATCGCCTACGCCAAATTGTTGTAGTGCACACTTTTTAGCATCACAAAAACTATGTATCGGCTCATCTTTACATTTATAATTATACTCTTTACTATCTAAAGAACCTATTAAAGTATTTATTTCTGTTGCATCTAACGGAGGAGTCATAAATTGTTTGTTGTAAGTAAACATATAACTTTGCCATTCTTCTTTATCTGGATATCTTTTCTTTAAATAAACTCCAACATTATACATGCAGTTGTTTCTTTGACCATCTGGCACACCATCACTTAACAATGTAATTAAACAAGGAGGCATTCCTTTGAAAAGATCTGTTTCTTCTTTTTTGTTTTCTATTTTTAAATTATTTAATTGTTCTCCCGTTAAAGCTATCTCTTCATGTAGTTTAAAAAATTCATCTATCTTTAAAACATTACCATCTAAATCATATGCATATCTAACTGTTCTTTCATTTGCATGATAAGGTAGGTTTAAAAAACTACCCGTGTCTCCACGATCTACTCTTATATAATCTTGTTTAGGAAATATTTCTGCACCTGCAAACCCCATTGCAGATGCTATAAGTTTTAATTTTACTCTCATTACTGTTGCAGGAACAAATTCTTTTGTAAATAAAAATGCGTGCGCTCCGCCCGACTTAGATCTACAAACAATTATAGGTATGTTTTTTTCTTTTAATTTTAATATAAATTTTTTATGATCAAATGGATAAGTGTCAATATCAATACATCCCCACTTACATTTGTTTTCTTTATTAATTGGTACAATACCTAGTGCAGGATCTTTACCCTCTAGGTGTTCTCTCCATAATTTTTTAGTTACAGGATTTGATATTGTAAATGATTTAGTTTTATGTTTACCTTTTTCACTAAATTGATCTGTCTTTACGGTTTGACCGTAAGCACTATTTAAGCCTTCAAATATATTTATAAATTTATCTAATTCAGTCATTTCCACTCAGTAGCGTAGGCGGCTTCAGTCTCCCGTTGCCGCCTACTATTCACACTATTTACCGGATAAACTAGTGTAAAATTTCTTAGCACGTTCGTATAAAGCAGAGTCTTTAACTTGACCCTCTTTAACGACATTGTAACCGTACCATTGGTTACCTTTACCAGAATTTAAAACAGTTGTTAGTTTATAAGAGTGGCTAAATGATGGTGGTGTGTAAGAACCATTCTTTCCATCAAGTGAAATGGACATCATCATAGAATTCCATTTCCTGCTTATCTTACCTTGAGATGAACTCATGGATATTAAAGCTTGTTCCGCTCCCCCATCATCTCCAACAACCATTACATAGTGTTGGCCAACAGTTAGAATGTAATTACCATTTTCTAATCTGTCTTTACCACCACCATCTTTAGTTGTTGATTCTAGAATGTCTGACCCATCTGGAAAAAGGTTTTCTGGTCTACCAGAACCTGTTCCAAAGTCAGCCCATTCTTGGTACTCTAACTTATAATGACATGGAATAACCGATACCCCATTTGCTCCATCATACAGTTTTTTAGTAACTGTATTTAAAAGCATACCAGGTTCTGCACCGTCAACGTAATTTTGGTTACGTTTCTGTGCTTCCCCAGAGCCATTCTGTAAAAGTTTTAAGATAGGTAAAGCCAAACTAGTTGTCTTTACATTCTCAAAACCTGACGCAGCATCATCTTCAAATAATATAGATGAAGGTAAGCCCGCCTCTTTCTTTATTGCTACTTGTTTCTCGTCACTCATTTCTATCTCCTTGTTATTTTTGTACTGTTACCCGCGTAAGTTTTAAATAAGTCAGAGGGCATCTCATGTCCAGCTTCAAGACGCTCCCTGACTACTGCTTTAAGTGTCATGGCATGAACCCCTATCTTCTGGACTGGTTCATATCCTTGACCTTTTGCAAGGTCTGCGTAAACGCTCGCCTTGTTGTCTTCGCCTCGACCAAAGGTAACGGTAATATCATTTTT